CCGCCGCCGGTGATTTCGCCTTGGACGAACAGCGGGATGCGCATGTCCACCAATTCCTGCTCGCCGCGGTCGCCCAGCACCACGCGGCCGCGCTCGGCGGCGACGTCGGCGTGCGTGATGAGCTGGTCGACCACCTGCTGGGCGAACGTCTCCCCTGCACTGCCGGCGCGGGTGATGCGGCCCAGTACGCCCTGCTGCTCGCCGCTGACGATCACCGCGTCATACAGCGGCCGCGATTGCAGACGGGCCGATTCGCTGGCGATCCAGCTGGCCGGCAGCACGATGTCAGCCACCGTCGAGTTCCACGCCCACGGGCTGGTCGGATAACGGGAGCGCACGCGCAGCTCGAGTTCGGACGGGTGCGACTGGATCACCGCGCCGCGCGCGGCGGCAATGCGCTGCAGCACCGCCATCGGCGTGAGGTCCTGGTAGTACCAGGCGCCGCCGGGCACCAGCCAATCGACGCCCGACCAGTCGAGCGTGAAGCCGGTGTTGGCCAGCTCGGCCTCGGCCAGTTGCAGCGCAGTGCGGATCTCCGGCTCGGTGGCGCTGCGGCGCGGGGCATAGGGATCATCAAGCACGGCGGTGCGGGAACGACCGATCACGGTCACGCCCTGATTCGCGAACTCACGGCTGCCCTCATGGCCTTCGATGATCGCGGTCCACACATAGCCGTTCATTTCGATCTCGACCTGCGCGGGCCCGTCTACCGTGGGCCGCAGCAGGGCGACATGCGCGGGGTCGGCGAGCGTCATGCGCAGCGTCCAGTACGCGCTCTCGACATTGGAGGACAGGTCGACGGTATCGACCGCGATGGGCGTGCGGTCCGGCAGGCGGACCACAGAAACAGAATTGAGCACGACATGCACTCGCAGGGCGGGAGGTTGCGGGGGCGGCGCTGCCGGATCCTCGATCCACGGCAGGTCGATGATGGGATCGCGGCCGGGGTAGCGGCCTTGCGGCCCCCAGGGGATGACGTTCTGGGTGGCGCGCGGGCGCGGTGCGCCCCATGGCACATGCACGGCGTCCGGGTCGTGGCGCTGCTGCACGTAGGCCGGCGGGCGCACCAGGTCGAAGCCCGCATCGCTGACGCCCAGGCGCACGCGTCCGCCCGTTGCCGGCAGCGGCGTGTAGCCCCCGCGCAGCGTGGCGTGGATGGCACCGGGCGCAGGCGGCGTGTAGGCGCTGCGGCCGGTCAGCGTGAGCGTGCCCGACACATGCGGCACGTCCGGCTGCAGGGTGAAATCCACGCGGCGCGGGCGGGCCACCGGCACGTAGACCAGCGACTCGTCCAGCACCACCACATCCCACGCGCGGGGCGTGGCCGCCGGCAGCAGTGACATCAACGCATCGCCCAGCGGATTGACCAGACCGATGCCGCTGCGCTCCACCACGTACTGCGGTGGGCGGATGGTGCGCGCGGGCGGCAGTGCGGCACTCCACTGCAGCAGCGATCGCGCATCGCGCGGATACACGCGCATCCACAGCGAGAGCGTGGGCACGCGGTCCATCGGCCGGGCGGACTGCCAGCGCGTGGCAGCGGCGGCATCGCGCGGGTACACCACGCGCCAGCACGCGCTCAGCCCCACCGATGCCGGCGTGGCCGCACGCCAGTGCGTGCGGGCGTGCACGTCCTGCAGGGCGATGCGGCCCCATTGTGCGTGCAGTGCAGTGGACAGCTGCATCGATGCCGCGGCATGGGCGATCACCGACGCAAGGTCCGCGCGCGGCGATGGCCGATACGGGCTTTGCACCGGGCGCGTGGGCCGGCGACGGGCGGCCCGCCAGCGGGCACGCACGTTGCGGTACAGCTGGCTGACCTCGGGTTCCGGCTCCGGGCCGGGCGGGTCGTCGCCCCAGCTGAAATCCACGGCATCGGCGGGCGGCGACACATAGCCGCTGGGCGCGAGCACGAAGTCCACCGCGCGCGGCCATGCCGACGAATACGCGATGGTGTAATCCAGCGCATCCGCGTCCGGCGGCACGTAGCCGCTGGGCGCGAGGGAGAAATCCACCGCGCCGGGCGCGGCATTGATGCGCGTGGTCATGCGGGAACTGCGGACACCACGGGGTAGACCTGCGGCTCGAAGCCGCCCGGCCCCACGATGACGATCTCGTATTCGCCCGGCGGCACCTGCGCGGACCAGTTTCCGCCTGCATCCGGCGTGACCGCCAGCAGATGCTGCAGATCGGTGGCACGGCGCACGCGCACCTGCGTGGCGGCATCACCGCTGGCCAGCACGGCCGTTCCCTCCAGGCGGTGCGGGTTGAACAACGCGGCACGGTGGTTCGCAATCTCCACCTCGGTGAGCTCGCGCGTCCACAGCGCCAGCAGCGCAAGGTCCGCGCCGGCAGCCACTGCGCCCGTCACCGATTCGAGGATGCGCAGCTCCCCGCGCGCCGTGGCCAACGCGCCCAGCGGAAACGTGGTGTCCAGCAGCGCTGCGCCGTCCAGTGTGGCCCGACACCGGCCCTGCGCATCCGCGCGCAGCACCAGGTGCCGCCAGCCCTGCCCGCCGCCGGCGCCCGGCAACAGCACGTCATTGCTGCCATGTGCCCAGCGCGCATCGCCACCGCTGGTGATCTCCAGCGCATCGGATGCGTTGGTGCCGGTGGCGCCGAAGGCATACAGCGTGCCGGCACCACCGGGGGCGCGGAACACTATCTCGACGGTGCGCGCGGAGGCGCCGGTGATGCCGATGTCACCCGCACGACGCGCTGCGTTACTGAGCGTGCTTACATAGCCGATACCCGCCGGGCCGCCCCCCTGCACCGTCGGCGCTGTACGCCACGCCAGCGGATCGCGCTCGCGCGGGTCCATAGACAACGTAAGCGCGCCGAAAGTCGCGCCAAGAAAGTAACCGAGACTCGCGCCATCATGAATCAGCGTGCGGGCCGTCAGCATCATTCAAAACCTGCGTCTTCGACCACTTCCGCCCAAGTCCGACCTGCGCCGGAGTTGTAGAGATACTTGATCTCATCGTCCGTAGGCATCGCTCGAAACTGCATCAAGTCGTCAATTGCAGATGCCCCCATTCCGGTTAGCGAGATGTGTCGCTCGCCCGTCGTGTCGGAAGCATTCGAGGCTGGGAAGTGATATCTGACTCCATCGATCCAGACCGTGAGCCCACTTGCCTGGACTGCAAACGCAACGTGCACCCACACGTCCACGTCAAACACGGCTGGAATCGTGGCCAGCGGCCATGCTCCAGCGGTACTGAGTCTCGACTGCACCTCGAGTGCGACCCCGGAAGCGCTCATGCGAGGATCAAGGACATCTCGAGTGTTCGAGTTCGAGTTGGTCCGGCCGTTAATGGCAGGGAAAGCCGCCGCAGTTACACCCGTCCTTTTCCACCATGTTGCGTATCCAAGGACGGCGCTGGCGGCCAGCGTGCCTGGCTGGTAACCGTGCCGGCCGCCGCCTGCCGGAACGAGGGCCTGACCGATTCGCCCGGCAACGAACGTGCCGGTACTCGTGCCCGCGTACGTCGCACGGCCCAGATTGCCCAGCAAGTTGCCATCAAAGTTCCACGACTCCCAAATCTTCGGATACAGCGTCTCCGCCTCCGGCACCCGCTCCACATCCAGCACATGCGTCAGCGGCCGATACCCGGCCGGACCTTCCGCGGTGACCAACCACTTGCCCTTCGGCACGCCCGGAATCGCGTAACTGCCATCCAGCGCCGGCACCGTCGAGCGCACATGACCACGCAGCGGATGTACCGCCACGATCTGCGATGCGGGATCTCCGTTGGAGAGTTTCGCGGTGCCGCTCAGTTCGGCCATGTCATGCGCTCACGGTGATGGGGCCTTCGCACGCCGGCTGGTAGCCGGCGGGGCCGATGGTGGTGATGTCGTAGGTGCCTGCCGGCACGGTGGCTTCCCACGCGCCGTCGATATCGGGCGTGACGTGCGCAACGTGGGCGTGCGTGGCCCAATCGCGCACCAGCACCGCGGTGGCGGCGTCGCCGGTGTCGAGCCTCGCGGTGCCGTCGATGCGCGGCATCAGTCCGCGTCCCCGCGCATCTGCAGTTGGAATCTGTCATCGGTCAGCGCCTGGGCGCCGGGCAGCACGGTGCGCGCAATCCAGATGGGCGCGTTGGGGCCGTCGGTGTTGATGCGCAGCACGTTGTTGGGGGCCCAGCCCGCACCGAAGCCTTCCGCGCGCAGGCGGAAGTGCGGGCGGCCCGTGATGGGATTCAGCGGCGCCACGTCCGCACCGGTGGTGAACGTGCCGATGACGCCGCGCGTCTCGCCCACGATGTTGCCGCCGGTGGGGCCGGTGAAGATCAGCGCCCAGCGCTCGGTTTCGGTGTCGGCGTTCTGCAGTTCCACCGGGTACAGCGTTCGGTTGTACTGCGCTGTTGTGTTGTTGCCGATGCGGTCATCGGACCACACGCTGGTCCAGGTGGCCTGACTGAAGAACACCGGATCAGCCGCGCGCAGATCGCCATACAGCAGCGCGGACGAGACGCGCGCACCGGCGCCGTAGCTGCGGCTCAGCGGCGCGACGAGTTGCAGGCGGCCGGAGAGATCCACCCCGCTCACCACCACCATGTCCTCCACCATCATCATGGCGCGCAGCGGCTGGGTGAGCCCGGCGAGATCCAGCGGCGTGGCCATGGTGATGCGGCCCGTGATGTTGTCCACGGTGTACTGCGCCAGCGGCACCGCGGCACCGGTGGCGTCCACCAGCAGCGCCTGGCTCACCGGCGCCTCGGGCAACTGGATCACCTGCCCTGCGGTGAGCGCGCCGGGCAGCGTGTGCGGCACTTCCTCGTGCACCACGATCACATCGCCCTCGCGCACGATGGGCACCTGCCCGGTCTGCGGCAGGCGCACAGGGTCGATGCCCAGCAGGTTGGCATCGAGCGGCAGCGAGGACAGCACGACCGCATTGAAGCGGATGGTGTCCGGGTCCACCGGGATGGGCTTCCAGACGTTGGGGCCGACGACCTGCTCCGGGTTGTACCAGGGCTCGTTCTCGTTGCCGGCCGCGGGCACGTACTCGCCGAACCACACTTCCACCCAGCCCATCTCGTGCGCCGCGCTGCCGCGCAGGTAGGCGCCGGTGAAACTGCCGTTGGTGGTGGACGTGCCGCTGATCAACGTGCCGGTATCCGCACGCACCGCCTGCACGTAGACCGAGCCCGCCCGCACCGGCGCACCGGGCGTGCGGAACACGATGTAGCCGGCCGGCAGGCGGCCATGCTGGGTGAGCAACGTGCGCAGCGCGACCGCGCCGCCGGTGGTGGTGCCGTAGTTGGTGAGATGCACCTCGCCAGTGGTGTAGTTGATGCTGCCGGCGTCGATGCCGGCGCCGGTGGCGCGGTTGACGTCGCGCAGGATGCGGCCCTGCCGGTCCACGTATTCCTTTCCGCCCCAGGCGAACCACACGCTGCCGGCTACCACGTCATCTGTGGTGCCGCGCGCGAGGGCGATGGTGATGCCGGGGAACGCCACTTCATCCTCGCGCGGCACGGTGCCGGCGGTGGCACGGCTGGCCCACACCTGCACCTGCACGTCGGGCATGACCTCGGGCATCTGCGGCGTGTCGGAATACATGTAGGCCGGCACGCGATCGCCTCGCCAGCCTACCGGCCGGTACGCGCCGTAGCCGACCAGGCCGATCTGCACGGTGACCGCGCCGGTGGCGTAGTCGATGCTGCCGCCATCCACGCCCATTGCTTCGTCGCGGTGGCGCTGCGGCGCGCCGATCATCGCGCCTGCGCCGTCATCGGCGGCGATGATCTCGCGCGAGCGGCCCTCCACGGCGACGGGGATGCGCAGCCGTACCGAGCCGGGACGCCACGGCCCGGCGCCGGGCAGTTGCAGGGTGACCGTACTTGCGCCGTAGGTGCCGGTGACGGTGCCCACGCTGGACTGCGCTTCGATGTACGCCGCGATCAGCGTGCTGCCGCTGTCCGGCCAGGCGTTGGCCGCCGGCGCGAACTGCACATATCCATCGGACCAGGTGAGGCTGCCGGTGGCATCGCCGCTGATGGTGCCGTTGCTGGCCACGGTGGCGGTGCGCGTGGTGCCGCCGCTCTCCCACGAGAGCGTGACACCCGCGGACGGCTCAGGCGGTGTGGCAAGGGTGAATGCCACCGCAGGCGTGCCGGGGGTGAGCGTTCCGCCGCGCTGGGTGTAGTCGGCGTTCTGGCCGGCGCTGAAGATCACGCGGCTGCCGATGTCGGGCAGCGCGCCCAGCGTGACCACCACGTTGCCGCTGATGTAATCCACGGTGCCGCCGCCTTCGGACGGGGTGGCGCCTTCCAGTGCGCCATCACCGCGCTTGTCGGTGAGCGTGTACCAGCGGCCCAGATAGCGGTAATCCACACGCGTGGTGCCGGGCGCAGGCGCGACGGGCATGGTCTGCACGTAGACGGTGCCCTGATTGGCCATGTCGATCGGCACGCCGAAGGTGTAGCCGTTGGCCTGCACCGCCACGCCGGGCGTGTAGGTGAGCCCGCTGACAGGCGTGCCGGACACGCGGCCGGACTCATAGTCCACCGCGCCGATGGCGGTGGTGCCGGCCAGCAGCTCGCCCGCGCCGGAATCGCCGGTGATGGCGCCGGCGCCGCTGGTGCCACCCCGCACGCTGCGCGGCACGATGCCGCGCAGGGCAAACGCGGGATCGGTGTTGCCCATCACATCGGTGCGCTCGCCGCCGATGGCGATGTGATTGAGCGTGAGGCCCGGACGCGCACCTGCAAACGGCACCTCGCGCGTGGTGCTGGGCACCAGCTGGCTGAAGATGCTGCGGATGGTGATTTCGAGGCTGTTCTGCGGCGCGTCTTCCAGCAACGCGGTCACGCCGTAGTAGCGCGAGGCATCGGCAATGGTGGTGTCACGCACGCGCGTGGGCGTGGCGACGTTTGAGAACCGGCTGGCCTCGCTGCCTTCGAAGGTGCGGCGCAGCGCGGAGGTCAGCGAGACTGTGACGATCTGCCGGGTGTAGTCGCCGTTGGCATCGGTGAAGGTGCGCTCGGCGGTCTTGACGTCGGAGATGCGTACGTACTGCTCGGCCGACACCACGCCCGCGGCATTTTCCAAGGACAGCACGATCACCTGCCCCACCTCCGGCAGCGGGGTTTCCGTACGGCCCATCAGGGTGACGGCCTTTGCGCCCTGCGGCTGCGTGCCGAACAGCACATAGGCCGACAGCGGGCCGCGGGTCACGTAGGCCTCAATGCGGTTCTGCGCCTGCTGGCGTTCGTCCACGGGGCTGCCGGTGGAGAACAGCGTGACGTTGACGCGTTCGTCGTTCGGCGGATCGGTCACGATGACGTGCGCGCCCAGATAGACATCGGTGTTGAGGCTGCGCACGGCCATGAACGCTTTGCGCAACGCCATGCGGCCGTAGGTGCGGTCCAGGCGCGAGATGTCCGGGAACAGGTTGTTGACCTCGCCGCTGTCGACCACGGAACCGGTCATGCGGCCGCCACCATTGGCGGCATCGGTGAGGCGCTCGGATTCGAGCAACTGGATATCGGTGACGGTGATCGCCATGAGCGGGTCAGACCTGCATGAGTCGAAGCGTGAGGTGGTACCAGTCGGATTCGACGAAGGGCGAAATCACGATCACTGGTGCGGCGTCGACGGCGACACCGTCGGTATGGCGGAAACGAACGGCGATGGGCGCGCGGCCCTCGATCTGCAGGGACATGGCGGCGGCGCCGGCGGTGTTGGCCAGCACCAGCAGTGCATCCACGGTGCTGCGCGGCACGCATGCGAACAGGTCGTCACTGCCGCGGCCGCTTTCCAGCGTGATGGGGCGACCGGCCTGCCGCGCGCCCTCCTGGATGACCAGCGCGCCGGTGAGCGTGGTAGTGACGCTCTGCCCCACTGCCCAGGGTGCGGTTTCGTCAGACCAGAACAGGTCGTCCGGCAGTTCGATGGTGTCGAGGCGCATCAGTGCATGCTTCCCATGCGGCTGAGTTCGAGCTCACGGATCACCAGCGGCGTGAGGTCGCGCGCCAGGTCGGAGAGTTCGCGCGGGGACAGGCCCAGTCCCTTGGGGCCGGCCGATGTGTCCGCGCGCAGCAGCACTTCCAGCGTCTGCCGCGTGCGCGTGGGCGTGGCAGCGGCGCGGGTGGCGGTGGTCTGGGCGGCAATCTCGTTGGCCTGCTCGACCTCGCTGGCGAGTTGCTGTTTGCGCTCGGCGGCAGCGGCGGCGCGCTCCTCACGCACCTTGCGCGCGGCAGCCAGTTCGGCCTTCTCGGTCTCGGCGATCTGTGCCTTGCGCTCTTCAACCGCTGCCCTCGAAGCGGCCAGCCCGCGCAGCTGTTCGTCGGTGGCGTAGCTGTAGGCGCGGCGCAGGTTCTCCAGTTCCTCGGTCTGCGGCTCCAGCGCCGCCAGCTGCGCTTCGTTGGCGGCGGTGAGTTCCTGGACGGCATTCATCTGACGGCGGATTTCCCACACCGTCGCGTTCACCGCATCGGCCCACATGGTGACGGACGCCACCGCGAAGCGGTTGAGGCCCTGGAGATTCTGGGCAGCCGCTTCCGACATCTCGCCCATCGCGACGCCTGCTTTCTGCGCGCCTTCAGCCACTGCATTGGTGCCTGTCGCCACGCCATCGGCGGACGTCGCCACGCTGTCGAGGTTGCGCGCGAATTCCGCTGCGATACCACTGCTGCTGGCCAACGCATCGTTGGCACGGTAGGCACCGCCTGCAACGGCATCGCCTGCGCGGGTGCCGGCTTCGCCCATCTTGTCCAGGCTGTCATTGACCCTGTACACCGCTTCCATCACGCGGATTTCGTCTTCCACGCGGCGCTGCGCGGCGGCGCCACTGTTGGCCACTGCGGCGCGCTGCGCCTCGGCCATGCGCTGCACGGCGGCGCGCACGTCGTCGATCGACGCCTCGCCGCGCCCGGCGGCCTGACGGATCTGGTGGAACGCGTCCTGGGCGGCAGCGGCCGCGCGGTCGAGCTCGGCCTTGCTGGTGATGCCGAGGCGGCGGAAGGATGCGTTGAGCGGGTCCAGCGCGCTTTGAATCTCGCCGACGCGTGCACGCACAGCGACCTGGGCGCGCTCAACGGCGCCGAACGCGGCAACGCCACGATTTCCGGCGTCCTCCATGGTGCTGGCAAGTGCGTCCACCTCCACCTCGGTGGACGCCGTGCTCAGCGCGGCGTTGAACGCGGACTCGATCTGGGCGCTGGTGGCATTGGCGGCGTTCGCAACCGTGGTGAACGTGTCGATCGAGTCGCGGCCCGCCGTGGTGATCGCCTGGCCCCATTGGCTCGACTCCACACCGAGCTTGCGCATGGCGGTCAGCAGGATGGTGTCGAGCACCATTGCTGCGCCGCGCGGGGCCTCTTCGAACTCTGCGAAGGTGGCCTGCACCGAGGTCTGCAACTTCAGCAGCGATTCGCCGCTCAGCTGAAGCAGAGACGCTTCGAGGCCTTCGGTGACGTGCCGAGCGGCCTCTTCGCTCGAGCTACCGATTCGCGCGAGCGCCAGGCCTACATCGCTCAGCGACTGGCTGTTATCGAAATCGAGCGTCTGCAGCAACGCGTCGATCTTCGTCTTCGCCTCATCCGATGAGTTGCCGACGCCGTGCAACTCGTTGACGATCGCGCGGACGCCTGCTGGGATTCTGTTTCGATCGAGGAATGCTTCGACGTCCTTGAGGCCGTGCAACAACGCGTTTCGACGACTACGCCCCTCCTCCGCAGCTTGAGCGTCACCGGTAGCCCGCGCCAGGCGGATGACGCCTTCGTAGTACTTGGCAGCCTCGTTGAGGCGGTAGCGATAGCCCTCGGCTTCGACTCGCGTCATTGCATTGAGTTCAGCGGCGGACCTCACTGCTTCGCTCGCGTTCGCCCTGTAGAGCGATTGCAGCTGCTGACCGATGCGGATGTTCTCGTTCCGCAGAGAGTTCAACGTCCGCTCGTGACGGGCGACCTGCTCTTCTGCGATCCGGATGTCATCGATCGTCGCTTTCAGCTTGACCATCTGCTCAATGGCCCAAGGAACGCTGAAACCGACGACCGAGAACCGGACGATGCGTGGAATCGCCAACATTGCCGTGCGCAGACGGCCCATCAGCGTGGCCGCAGACAGCAGTTGGCCGGCGGCACGCTGCGCAGCTGTGCCGGCCGAGGCCACGCCTCGACCGATCAGCGCAGACGAGGCTGCATTGGCGATGTTGGCCGCTGTGAGCGCCTTCGTCGCCGCAAGATCGGCCAACTTCGCACTGGTGAGAGCGCTGAAATGCGTCACCAATTGCACCAACTTCAAGCCCGCATATACCTTCGCGAGCAGGATCACCTGCTCGACGTTTCGCGCCATTACGGCTGCGCCGTCTGCCAACGCCTTGCCAAGTGGCGCCAGATCCCCAACGAGCTGGATTGCCGCGCGGCTGACACGCACCACGTTGTCGGCGATGGCCTGGGCCCACCGACCAAGCGTACCGTCACGCTGCAGACGTGCGGTGATGTTGAGCAGGTCGCTCAGCTGGGCCTTGAAGTAGTCCAGCACACCGCGATTCGCGATGTCCTGCTGGAAGTCCTTGAAGTTCTCGCCGACGGACTTCCACAGGCCGGCGATGGTGCCGACCTTCTGCGCTGCCGCAGCGCCGCCGTAGGACTCGACAAGCAGGTCCATGATGATGCGCTGGGCTTCGGCGGTGCGCCCGGTGGCTTCCAGCTGGGCCAGCAGCTGTTTCTGGCTTTCCTCCAGCACGAAGCCCTGCCGGCCGAGCGCCTGCATGGCCTTCGTGGGTTCCTGCAGGGATCGCCCGACGATCTCTGCGGACTGTTCGAGTGAGATGCCCAGGCGCGCCGACTGGTCGATGACGATCTGCATCGCATCGGGGAACTCGCCGCGCAGGATGTTGGTGTACGACAGCAGGCGGGTCTGCGCGTTGACGATGTCGCCGGATGCAAAGTTACTGGCACCGGCCAGCCTGTCGGCGAGCTTTGCCAGTTCGCCGGCGGCGAACTCCGACTCGCGCCCCGTCGAAGCCAACACGGCATTGAGCTGGCTGATTTCCTGCTCGGCGTTGCTTCCTTCGGCGACGATGCTTTTCAGGCCACCGATCAGCGAGCGCACACTGAAGAACCCGAACACACCGGCCACCACGCCGCGCAGCTTGCCGAACACGCCGCTGGCGCCGTCGGCTTCCTTGGCGACTCGGGCGGTCTCGTCGCGCGCGGCAGCGGCCCGGTTGCGGTAGGCGTCCAGCGATTCGGCAGCAGCAGTACCAGAGCGGGCGAACTTGCGGAACTCGTCATCGCCCTCGGCCATGCGATCGCGCAACTGGCGCTGGGCTGCGGCCTGGCGCTCGACCAACTTGACCTGATCGCCCACTGCAGTGGTGGTGCGCCCGATGTTGTTGCGCAGATCAGCCTGCGCCTGGGAGAAATCAGCGGTATTGAGGCCCAGGCTGCCCAGCTCGTCGTCGGCACGCTCCAGGGCCTGCCACTGCTTCGTCACCGCCGCTTCGAGGCGCTGCACTTCCTCGCGCGCAGCCTTCTGCGCCCGCACCAGTTCGCGACTGGGTTTCTCGGCGTTGCCGAGTTCCAGCGTCAGCTGGTAGGCGGACTGGCTGGCCTGATCGAGCGCGGTCTGGCTGCGCTCCAGTTCCTTGGTCAGTTCGCCATAGCGCGCGGCCTTGGCGGCGGTCTCGTTGAGCTCGACCAGATTGTCGATGAGGCCCGAGGTTTCCGCCTGTGTCTCGACGGACACATCGCCCACGCGCGACAGCGCCTCGCGCAGTGCATCAACGCCTTCGCGCCCCTGCGTTTCCAGCACCAGCCGGATCGCTTCTTCCATCGTGGCGTTGCCGCGTGCGGCCATGGGTCAGGCACTCCGGTTCAGACGGAACTGACGTTTCAGCTCCGCGAAGTAGAAGGTGGTGAGTTCGGAGAGCGTCGCGTCGCGCACCTGGCGCGCGGGCTCGTAATCGATGCCCGAGAGCATCCCGAAGGGACTTGGGCCGCGGAGCATGCGCACCGGGCCACGGCCATGACGCCGGCCGCGGCTGCTGTCGTAACTGCGCACGCGGATGGCGCGGCGCCCCTGGATGGTGGCGACGAACGCGGAGTCGTAAACCTTGCGCTTGCCTCGCACGATCTCCGCCGACGCGCCCGGCGCCAGCGAGCCCGACTTGCGCCGCGCAGGGCCGCGCCAGCGCCCGCCGAACTCCATCAGTGGCAGGTCGCGCGTGCTGGCCCAGATGGAGATCAGATCGTCGCGATCGCCGCGGCGCCCCTTGGCACCCTCGTCGATACGGAACTTGCCGGCCAGCGCGCCCGCACGCACGTTGTAGACCGCGCGGATGTTGCGCTTGGCGGCCGGCTCGGCGCGGCGCACGAGGCCGGTGGCCGCACGCACCACGGAAACGTCATACGCATCCAGAAGACCGCCGGCCAGATCGGTCAGGCCATGCAGGTCCCGCGCGCGCCGACCGTTCAAGTAGAACTTGATCGCGCTGTTGCGGTTCCGGATGCGGGTTGCCATGTCAGCCGGTCACCAGCGCGTCGTAGCGGCGCAGCAGTTCGGCCTCGGCTGGCGTGGCGGTGTATGGCGTGTCCTGCGTGTAGGTGGTGCCCTTGTGGCGATGGCCTTCGCGGATCACCACGGACTCGACCACCGGCACTGCCGGCTGCGCAGGGGCAGCCGGCAGGTCGGTGTCGCCACCATTGCGAGGGCGACGGGCCACGTCAGGCGGCCTGCTCGTACACGCGGAAGGTGTACGGCGCGGGCGCGCCCGCCGGCACAAGCAGGCTCCCGGTCAGCGTGGGCGACAGCGGTTCGGTGGCCAGCCAGTCGATGTCGTCGTCGACACCCAGGCGTGCTTCGTACACCGTCAGCTCGCCGTCTTCACCGCTGATGCGGTCTTCGAGGTCG